CACTGCTCTCAACGCCAGTCGCTCCTTGCTCAACATTTAGCGATCCCAATATCCCAGCAATCACTGCGGGTGTAACAGGTGCAGTCGCAGTCGAGCGCCGCCTGCAACACCGTCAGCCGCCAGATCTCGCACTCGTTGGCCGCCGGCGAGACCGACACCGGGAAGTAGACCGTGAAGTAGCGATGATCGACCACCGGCGCCCCGACGCTGATGTGCGGGGTCGCGACCACGTTGGCGGAATCGATGCCGACCGCGATCATGACCTCGAAAATGATGGTGTTGCTGCCGTCACTGGCGGACGCATAGAAGCGATCCTCGCCTTTGTAGTTTCCGGCAGGCATGTAGGAGAACGCACCGTCGGCCAGCAGGTCGAGCTTGCCGTGCTTGGCGCCATACAGCGGCAGCGCCTTGAACGTCAGCGGCACCGCTTCCGGGTCCGTGATCATGTTGGTGAGGGTGTTCTGGAGCAGCGCGTTGACCGCAGTCGTGAACTTCGGTTCGGCCACGACCTGTGGCGGCGCGTTGGACCCGACCGGGACCGGACAGGTGTCCATCAATTCAAGCTGAAACTGCGGGGCGCAGTGCAGCTGGCCAATCGGCACCGCCCACGGTGCGTAGCCGACCGAAACCTTGTTGGTGGTGCCGGGCTTGAGGCTGAGCTTCTCGCAGCAGCACTTCACGCAATTGGCGTTCACCGCATTGTAGTCTTCGACCGTGAAATGCATCATGGCTGCGCTCCGCTAAAAATGAGTAAGCCCGGAGGCGGAGGCTTAACGCCTCCGGGTTATGCCCTCCGCTCCGGTTAAGGAGTGGTTGGCGCTGTGCAGACGAAGCAGGGTGGCGGCGCGAGCGGAACAGCAGCAGCCGTACCGCACGGCGGCGAACAACGTGTAACGATCATGATGGTTCTCCTTCGGTTGACTTCTTCCGTGGCTTAGGCGCCGGAACAGGTTCTGGTGCCGGCGCAGTATACGCCTCGACCTCTGATTCCGTCATCGGGCGAGCGTATCCCTGTTTCAGTAAATAGTTGGCAGTATCGGACGGCAGCGCCGCGAACATGGTGTCCTTGTCCCACTCGACGCGGATAGGGTCACCGAAAAATGACGCGCGGTAATCGAACCACTGACTGTCCGGCCCCGCACCGCTGGCGACCTGCATTACGACGAGAGTTTCGGTGTCTGCCACGCGCTAATCTTTCGTTTGGCCCAGTCGACCCAGCCCAGATCGGGATTGATCGTGCGGCTCAGCTTCACCTTGGCAAGCGGATCGTCTTTACCGTCGATCTCCTGCATGACACTGATGAAGCCGTCGATGTCGGCCTTGAATTTAATCTGTCGATCCGAATATTCGCCGATCAACCGTATCGACAACGGCGTCAGCATGGTCGGCTTACCGTTGGCGACCATGATATCAGCAACATTCGGAACGTAGGGACTGAACTGTGCACCGTTCTCAGATGCAAATACAAACAACCGGCCAAGCTTGCCGGACGGAGGAAGTTGGCCACGGATGACGACTTCGTCCCCGTGGCCAACTCGTAGTGGTTTGCCCACCGGCACCCGCATTACTTGGGGCCGGACAGGATCGCGATGACTTCGATCTTTCCAGTGTCGCCGGAGACCGGCTCGACCTGAACGAAGGCGTCGGGCCTGCACGGCAACGCCGCCGTGCAGATCGCACCCGCTTTCGTTCCAGCCGGGATGATCAACTGAGCATCCTCAGTAGCCGTTCCACCAACACAAGTCGGCACTTCCTTGACCTTGGTCTGCGGAAGCAACGGCACACATGGGTTTGCAGGATCCGGCGGTGCGGAAGCAAACTCGAATACTGCATCGACGAGAATGTCCGCCACGACATGGAAAGTGAAGGAGTAGTTGGCGTGACGACGGATATCAATCGGCGGCTGAAGATTGACCGCCGTGATTGCCCGCCACGCCACTAAACCTTGGTTTTGTGCAGCTGTATTGAGGTTCATCGCCCCTCCAGTTCACTTCGGACCGGAAAGGATCGCAACCGCCTGAACACTGGCCGTTGGACCGCTTCCAGCCGCCAGCTGCACGAAGGCATCGGGCTTGCACGGCAGTGTTGCCGTACAGATCGCGCCCTTCTTCGTTCCAGCCGGAATGTGGATTGTTGCCTGCGGTGCCGGCACGACGCCCCAGTCGGCGACGCAGGTCAGCACCTCTGCCACCGGCACGAAAGTGCCGGGCAGACACGGATCGGCGTCGCTTGGCGGCGCCGATTGAACATTGAACACGGCGTCTGCTGCCAGATCGGCCGTGGTGTGGAACGTGAACGAGTAGCTCACGTGCCGGCGGATATCGATTGGCACGGCAGCGGTGCCGGACCAAGCGACGATTCCCTGATTTTGGGAAGCACCGTTAAGGTTCATGATTCAGTACTCCTGATGAGGATGTTGCGGGTGCTGCGCTTAGGGGCCGACCACGAGGATCGACGCCGCCGGGCAGCAGGCAACGAAGCCGCCATCTTCGGCACCGAACGAGTAGGCAACGCACCACGCAGTGCTCTTGCCTTCCCACTGCTCGATCCAGAGCGGGCGCTTGCTGACGGTATAGTACGCCTGTTTCCAAGCGCCTGTTGCCGAGATGAACGACCCAGTGACGAACGGAGCCGCCGCGGTGCCCAACGTCAGGCCGGCAGTCGGATCCGGCAGGCAGTTGGAAATGCGGATGCGCTCGCGCACATCGTTGGGGGAGTAGGTCATGAGACCATCGCCGAACAGGAAGCGTCCGTTGGCGTCCACCATCGCCGCGAAGTAGGCGAAGGTGTTCTGGTGCATGACCGTGGTCTGCTCACCATACTCCAGCGGGACGCCGCCCTGATACAGGCGGAAGTCGACGTGGGTCGGCAGGTTGGACGGCGTCGCCCGGGTCGGGAAGCAACCGTTGGTCAGCCAGCCGAGAGGCTCGTTGATCCCATCGCCAACCATGGTGGCGCGGTTGCGGTTGATCCGGTGGGATCGCGCCGCCGCGTTGTACATGAAGTTGAGGAGGTCGTAGTTGGCTTCGGCGAGCACCTTGCGCTGGAAGCAGAACACGCCACGGTAGTCCGAGACGTTGCCGCTCTTGAACGTGATGTTGCCTTCCGGGCCGTACTCGGCGTCGCACTTGGCGTCGCAGTCGTACTTGCCGATGGCGCCGTAGTCGGTGACCATCGGATACATGAACGTCGACTTGCTGACGCTGACTGAACTGTAGAGGTCGAGAAGCTCAGCGCACTCGACGATACAGTTGAGTTCGATGCCCAGCATCTCCGGCGAGAACAGGGCGCTGTCGAGGCTGGACGCCTCGAATGCCTTGGTCTCTTCGGCGGTGAAGCTACGACGGATCTTGTCGCGGCTTTCGATGCCGACCTTCATCAGCTTGCGAACGGCCGAACGATACTGCTTGGCGTCGACAAGGTTGTCGAGGTTCGGGTTGAAGTCGTCGACATCGCCACCCTTGAACAGGTAGGCCCGGCGCTGAAGCTCGATAGCCGCTTCGCGATCCGAATTCTCAAGATCCTTGCCGCCCTTGATGATCGGGGCGTCGAGTTCCTTCTTCACCTGATCCAGCGCCTGCTGAAGCATTTGCTGCTTGGTGATCATCTCGGCGTATTCGGCCGCATGCTTCTTCACCGTCTCCTTCAACTCTTCGCTGGTCGCCTTGACGCCACCAAAGTGGTTGTTGAGTTCGGTGTATTGCGTCTCGGAGTCCTTCTTGGACTTTTCGAGTGCGGCGACGATGCTGGCCATCTCGGTAACGAGCGGAGCCATCAACGCTTCGGCAGTTTTGGTATCAGCGGGGGCTTCCTTGGTGAGGAACGCTCCCTTGAACACGCCAGCTTTGGCATGCTCCATGTTGCGCTTGATAGTATTCATCGCGTTAGTCCTTGTTGCGGGGTTCGCGCGTGTCACTCACCGGGAGCTTAACGTCGCTTTAGCCTTGGCGATCAGATCTGCCATAGGCTTTAGAATGGAAGCATCCAGCCGGGGATGCTCAGGTTCTTCAGCACGCTGCACCGCTGATGCAGCCTTGCCCTGAAGCAAGTGCGTGTGCGGCTTGATCGCCCGGATCAGCCGACCGGCCTCGCTCCGACTCCGACAGTGCCCTTCAGCGACCAGCGCCTTCTCAAGCTCCGTCAGTGTGTTCGGTGGTGCGATCTTGATGAAGGTCATCTCGGCTTCCACTTGCGCTGGAAACACGACGACGGACACTTCCATCAGATCGCCCTTCTTGATGATGAGCCACGGATCGTCCTCGTTCTCGATCTCGTCGTCATCAGCAAATTCAAATTCTTCCAGCGCAAAACCGACGCTGAAGTTGAGGCCGTTGTTCTGCTTGGCGACCTCGTGCAGATCCTTGACGTAGCTGACGTTCAGGTTCAGCTGCGCTTCGATGTGCAGGTTCTCGCCGTGAGTCTCCAACCGCTTGATCACGCCGGCCGGCTTGTGCCAGTCGTGTGAGGCCAGCAGCTTGATGCCGCGCGGGCCGGTGAGACCTTTGCGCCGGATGCTGTCGTCGAACGCCTTGGCGAGCACCTTGTGCCCATAAAGATCGGTCGATGGCGTGCTGGCAATGCCCGCGATGTAGCCTTCCGGTGCATCAGCCACTGCCTTGGTTTCGAACACCAATCCGCATTCGACGCGATCACCAGCTTGCCATTGCGTTTTCATTGCAATGCTCTCCCACCGTTATCTTGAGGTTCAACCGTTTCTTCGGGCGGCGGCAATACCGCCGGCAGCGTGTCTTTGGGGATGGCGTCCTCGCCAGCCTTCGGCTCAAAGCCGAGAATGTCACGCTTCTCGTTATTCGACATGAACGTGACTTGGCTGAGCGTCTTGCCGAGATTGGCCCGGCCTTCCCACAGCGCAGGCACGGCATCGAGATCGAACGAGATGCGGGCACCCGGCGGACACAGGCTTTGCGTCATACCGGCGGCGATGGGAACGAGATAGCAGGGAACTACGGTGTCCTGCCAATACGAGAGACGGCTCTCGACGTAGTTGCTGGCGTACTTGGCTGCGTCTGCGGATCCGAGGCCGAGGAGGGCAACCGGAACACCAAACACGCCAGCAATCTGCCGGGTCATGTCATCGAGCGGAAGCTTGGCGTGGATGTCGCCCAACTGATTGTCGAGCGTGTGCACTTTGACGTCGGTGTTGTACAGAAACAGAATCTCGCCGGAGTGTTCGCCACCGGATGCAGATTCCTCAAGATGCTTGGTGAGAGCTTCCTTCTGCTGACGAGTGATCGTCTTTTCAGCGGTGATCACGTACTTGACGTTCGGGTGGCCGCTTGCCGTGTCCAGCGCACGCTGCATCAGTGCCTTGATGATCTGAAGCGGAATACTCAGGCTCTCGATAGCCGCCGGCGCCTTGTTGTATTCGACCAGCCCGGTAAGCGACGGGAACGCAATCTCGGCGGCGTAGGAAACACCCTGCTGGCCGCCGCGTTCGGCTGTGCGTCTGGAGGGGAGAACTGTCATGTTTTCCCCAAAACCATATTCGTACTTGTCCACAACACCGCGGCTGTTGAGAACTCCGCGGACATGTTTGGCCGCCAGCGGGTACATGCCATTCGGATTGCCGTTGGTGCCGATGCCCACTTTGAAGTGGGCGCGGGCGTAAAGCATTAGATTCAAAGCGATCCAGTACTGAAGCTGCTGACTGGTGTAGGTGTCGTTCGGGCTTTTCAGCAGTTCGTTGATCGCCTTGATCTTGGCGTTGCCGACGCGCTCCGAGGTGTTGACATCCGGGTCGGCTTCGCAAAACCACGGCACCGACTGGACGCTGGACGCGATGAAATTGGTGATCCTGTATAACTGCGGGGATTCCCGCTGCGCCACGTCGGCAGTCGCAATCGCCTTCTGCGACAGAAACCGGACCGACTGCCCGCCCATGATGTAGATCGGCGAGGCCGGCTCATCGGATTCAGCGCGATCCGGTTTCTTTTTGATGAACCAGTCTGCGAATGCCATCAGTGCAATCGTTTCTGAATGATCGGCGTCGTGGCCTGCCGGTCAAGCATCGAAGCGAGCGCCGCCATGGCGCGATAAATATCGACAACCGTCTCCGGCCCGGCAGTGCCGGGGTGTTCGCAATAGTGCTCGGCCGCCTTGTTGCAGGCAGCAGCCAATCGCTGGAGATCAGTTTCCATCGTCAAACCTGTCGGCGAACCACGGCGCCGCGGCGTGCGGCGAGAGCCGCGGCCTGCACCACTTTCGGAGCAGCTGACTGCGGCGAATGATTCTGTCTTGGCGCCATCGTGCGCGTGACCGGCGCGTGCTGGCTCGTTCCGGGCGTTGTATTTGATCGTCGCGCATAAGAGCGCCCGCCGCCGCAACCACATCCCATCAGTCTCTCCTACCATAGTTTGAGCTTGAGCACTCCGCCGCTGTCGTCATCCGCCAGCGCAGTTTCCATTGCTACGTCTTCAACGGCGTAGCGCGTTGCGTCCCAACCGTGATTGAACGCATCCACCGGAGTGGAGAGAGCTTGGTTGGTCAATTTGTCGGTCATCCAGCTGTAGAGATGCGCTTCTTCCTGCATCGCTTCGCAGTTGGGGTCGATGATAATCTCGAAACCTTGCAAGAAAAGAATGCCGGACTTGACGGAGCCGGCGCCCTTCTTGGCTGGCATCGCATTGATGCCGCGGCTTTGCAGAAATTCAATGGTGCCGGGCTGACTGGAATCGCAGCGCACCGGATCGCCGTCTTCGCGGGTTACTGAGCGCACCAGATGCGGCAGCTGATCCATGGTGACGCGACCACTGGCCTCGTTGGCGATATAGATCTTTTTCTCTTCGGGAAACACGAACAGCTTGACGACGAAACTGGGGTCAGAACCGAACCCGAAGTCCATGCCGTAGTAGGGAGGCGTGTTAGCAGGGACTTCGGGCCGGCCCACGCGCACGTTGGTGAACACCTTGGTCTCGTAGCTGACGTCGTAAGCACCTTCCCAGACATGCTGGTAGCGGGCGAAATTGCCGTCCTTGAGCACCTGCATCTCGTTCGGCATTTCGGTATTTTCGAAGAACGGATTGTCGCGGTAGGAGACCTCCGTGACGATGCTGCGTGGAGGCGGTTCGCCTTTCCGAAAATAGGCATCGACGGGGTCCGAGGGCTTGTCTGGATTCCACGTCCAGATCAACTCTGAGCCTGCGGCACGCACGGTCGGCAGGAGGATCTCCATACTCTTTGCCGAAATGGTCTTGGCTTCCTCGATCCAGACGATGTCAGCGCCTTCCAGAGATCGGATGCTTTCCACATTTCGCTCAAGGCCGACGAACATGAACTGCGACTGGGTGCCGTTGTGGATGATGTAGCGGTCGGTGATGGTGTACTGGTTCGCCATGCCCAGCGCCCG